TGATATCTGTGATGTTCGTAAGTCATTGATAGTTGGTTGGTCAAAACTGATTTCGTAAGTGGTTGATATAGAACGATGTAGGTGGTCATTTTCGTGTTTATCCCCTAAGTAGAGAGATGTAAAATGACCACCTATATTTTCACTTATATAAGCAGACATAATTGCCGTCATCACTTAGAACCATACGCATTTCTGTGAGGAATTAAATGGGAGTAAAACACACGCAAGTAAGTAAGTAAGTAAGAAGTAGTAGTAGTATAAAAAATTTTATAAGTATAAATAATAGATAACAAAACATACGGTTAATAACCGGTCTTACTCCATAGTCAAAGAGGAAAATTATGACAACTGAAACGACAGATCAAACGGCAACACAAGAAGGTACTGATACTTCATTAAATCAGGAAGCAACATTCACACAAGAGGATGTGAATAAACTCATAGCACAACGAGTAGATAGGGTTAAGAATCAATACGAGAAGAAGTATTCAAGCGTTGATATAGACCAATATAATACTTTGGTAACAGCAGATGAGGAACGAGTAGTAGAAGCCAAGAAAGCAAGGGGTGAGTTCGATGATTTATTGAAACAAACTGTTGCCAAAAAGGATGATATGATTAATTCGTTGAATAGTGAACTGAGGGATATTAAGATTAATGGTGCTTTATTAAATGAGGCTTCTCAATTAAAGGCAATCAATCCAAATCAAGTAGTTCAATTATTACAAGGGCAGGTAAAACTTAATAGTGGAAATGTTGAAGTGCTTGACACAACCACCAATCAAATCAGATATACCGAAGACGGTAATACTATGCAGGTTGGGGATTTAGTTCAGGAATTCTTACAAACAAACCCACATTTTGTACAAGCAGGTCCAAAGGGTAGTGGTTCAGGGAATGTTACTAATATAAATGGTGACACATTTGATCCTACCCAATTAGATATGACAAAGGCTTCCGATAGGGGCAAATTTAAAAAGTATCAAGCCGAAGCAGGGTTGATATAAAACCATTAACTAGGAGAAAGACAAATGGCAAACACAATTACAGACCAGATGATTGGAACAATCATCACAGCAGCAGAATTTGCTGCATATGAGAACGCAATAGCACGAGTGGTAGGAACTGCTTATAATGTGGCACCAGGAACAGGCAATACAGTTCAAGTACCAATGTACGCATCAATGACAGCCCTCGGAAAGGACGGCGGAACAGATGAATTCGCTGATGCAGGGACAGGTGCAACATCAGCATCAATCTCAATGACTGAATTGGGTGTTTATAACCGAATCAAAGATATGGATGAGGGTGCAACAGCATCTAACCTATTGAATGATTTAGGAATGCAAGCAGGTTTAGCAGTAGCACAAGGAATTGATGAGGCTGCATTTGCCAACTTCGGTTCATTCACAGGTGGAACAGTAGGTTCTATTGATGCTGCTTTAGGCATCGCTGACATTATGCGAGGGGCATCGCTATTGCGTAGTGCAGGATATATTGGACAGTATAGTGCTGTATTAAACCCAATGGCTGCATTACCGATTAAGACTGCATTAGCAGGTACATTAGCGGGTGGTGAACGAGTACTTGGTGCATATTACCTTGGATCAATTGCTGGTGTTGATGTATATGAATCAGCATCTGTTGCGATCACCGATGATGAACCTGATGTTGATTTCGAGTCGGTCGGTGCAATCTTCGTTAAACAGGCACTTGGTGTTGCAATGCGAGGTGGTATTGAGATCGAACAGCAAAGATCTGCGAAGGGCAAGGCAACTGATTTAGTTGTATCTGCTGTGGTTGGTAGTGGCATTATAAATGCTGCTGCTGGTGTACAGTTAATTGGTTCTGCGGATTAAGGTAGATTGAGATGCCTTTCATAATAGTAAATAATATAGTGGTAAGTTTTGCAACATTTCAAGATGTGTTAAGCATTGAAGAGAGGTTGTTTGCCATGAATGAGGGCATTTCATCATTAGAAATAGAAAGCAATTTACGCAGAAGTACAACTAGGATTCTGAATAAGTTAAAAGCCAGTGATTGGTGGAAGACTTATACAGACTCTAGTGTTCCAGAATCACTTGATACATCATTGATATTAAGGGAAGATGATTTTACTGATTTATGCATATATTTTTGCATGTATCAATATATTTTACCCAAAGTAGCCAATTTTGATGAATCAAGTGCTGATTATAACAAGATAGAATATTATAGGGGTAGGTTTACTGAGTTGATGGAAGAACTATTAGTCGATGGTGATTGGTATGATGCGAATGCATCAGGCGTTATCGAAGACACAGAAGTTCAACAATCAACTGTTAAACTCCATTTAGAAAGATGAGGAATGAAGTAATTCAACATTTACAGGGGGAAGCATTGGGTACATATACTGTATCTAATGAATTGCCATGGACAGAAAATGGGACACCGCTTTACAGTATCAATCCAAAAGTAATCTATTTTGATAAAGATCAAACAGTTCAGGAATCAGTACTTCAAGTATTAAATGGTAGTGATGTCGTAAAAACCACCATTACAGTAACGGCTTTCGTAATTAATGATGCAAAAACCTTACCGATTGATTATGAATCAATCACCCAATCAATAATCGATGCTAAAAACACAACATTGATAACAGAAACATATAATAGGGAGTGTGATATCACAACTTCCTACCTAGATGATATGTTATTAACTAGTGCAACGTATCGCTTTACCACAATTATATAAGGAGAATTATAGTGGCAAATATTAACGTAGCAGGCACTGGCAACTTCGCAACCATAAAGATCGCATATGCAGGTGATATAGACACCGATGCAATTACTTTACCTGGTTTGCAGGATGTAACAGTAAATAATAGTAATGGGCAGTATCGTTGGAAACAATTAGATACCTCTTCGGAGTTTGTTGTATCAACTACAGCAACCAACCAAGTGACTTTCAACATGGTATTAGATCCCGACACGTTCTACGGAACAGGTGTCGGAACAGGGGCTGATGCTGATGGGGTGTTTTCCCTATCAAACAATAAAACCGAAGTTGATATTCGTGTTTATTGGCAAGGCACAGACTCCGGTAGTAAATATGTTGAGGCAACAGGTTATATCACAGGACTCAGTCCAACGGTAAACCCTGATGCCCCAGTATGGGTGTCGCCTATTACCATTGATGTATCGGGTAATTTCACCCAAGGTACAGTAGCCTAATTTATGCCCCCATTTGGGGGGTTTAATATTATGAGATTTGAAGATTTAACAAAAGAGGAACTACTATTGTCTATGGAGGCAGAAGTAGCAAAATCACTTTCTGAATTAAAACATGCAGAAGATGATTTAACAAAAGCGAATAGTCGTATGAAATTCATATTAGCGATTATTCACCATATTAAGGATAAGGATTAACAGATGAAATTAAGTGAATTAGCAGGTGAACCAAAATTAGTAGAAGTATCACTAGATACAGAAGAAATCGTTGCCGAGTACGGAGAACCATTGGTGTTTTGGACTTGGGATAGACAACCAATGAATGTCTTTGTTAAGTTAGCATCCGTTGGTAATGATAACATTAGTGATATTATGAATACAGTCATAGACATTGTATTAGATGAGAATGGGAAACCAATCATAACAAAGAAGAAAACATTACCAACGAAAGTATTAATGCAGGTGGTAGGCAAAGTAGTTGAACTACTGGGAAAGTAGTTCAGTCAGAAATAAGTTCTGACAGCCCGGAGTTATCACAAGTTATAATGGTGGATTTGATGGCAACTCGCTATCATAAATTGCCCTCTGAAATATTAGGGAATGCAAATACAATAGACTTATATTGTATGGATTTGGCGTTGGCATACGAAAAGCACTGTAAAAACGACAAGCCAACTAGTGAATTTGATATAAATACACTAGAAGCAGCAGTTGACTCGGTTAACCAATGAAAGATAAGATCACACCATCATTAGCAGATATAAAAAAAGGATTGTTAACCATTCCTAAGAAAACCCTCGTTAATTTCAAAAAAATAACCCCAATTGATACTGGATATGCCAGAAAACATACAGTATTAACTGGGTCAACTGGACATCATAAAATCAAAGGCAAATACAAATACGCATCATACTTAAATGTAGGGTGGAGTAAGCAAGCCCCTGATGGAATGACAAACCCAACTACTAATTTTATTAATAAATTAGTTAAGAATATAATGAGGAAATAACAATGGCAGAACTAGTATATGATATTGATCTTAATGTAAGAAAAGCCTTAAAAGGGATTGATGACCTACAAACTGGATTAAAGAAAACCAATAAATTAGTCAAGAACTCAGGTAAAGTATTCACTAAATTCAAAGGTATTTTAGCAGGTGTCTCAGTCATTGGGTTTGGTGCATTAGTAAAAACAAGTCTAGGTGCTGCTGATTCTATTGGGAAAGTAGCAAATAAGACAGGTTTTGCAATATCTGCATTGCAAGAATTAAGATTCGCAGCAGATCAATCAGGAATAGCAGCCGCTACGTTAGACACATCATTGCAAAGATTTAGTAGACGAGTGGGTGAAGCAGCACATGGGACTGGTGTCTTAGTCGACGATTTAAAGAAAGCAGGTATTGCCATTAAGAACCAAGATGGCAGTATGAGAGATATTAATAGTGTCTTTATGGATTATATGAAGGCTATTGATGGTGCTGGTTCAAAACAAGAGAAGTTAAGATTAGCAATTGCTGCCTTTGATTCGGAGGGTGGTAATATGGTCAATATGTTAGGTGATGGTATTGCTGGTCTTGTAGGGATGCGTGAAGAAGCACACAAGTTAGGTGTGGTGTTAGAAGATAATACAATTAAAAAAGCAACTAAGGCAGATGATGCTTGGGGTCGTGTAAGAATCCAATTCAAAGCAATCGCTTTAATAGCAAGTGCACAATTAGCACCTGCTGTTAAAGAAGTCGCTGATAGATTGAGTGCGTTATTATCGAATAAAGAAGTAGTTCAAGAGTTAACAGATGCATTCAAGTCATTAGGAGATGGGCTAATATCATTTGTTAATTTTGTCACTGGTATTAACTGGGGTTCAATATTCGAAATAAGTGCTATCACAGCATTAACTTTTGCAATTAATACACTGCGAAAAGCATTGTTTATGATATCTAAAGAACAAACTTGGAATGTAATAGGTGGCAAAACATCATATTTAAGTGGTGTATTCGAGAACTTCGGAGACAAAGTAAG